GATGAATATAACAGCGCGCGTCGTGGAGGGGACCAGAACGCTCCCCCTCCCAACACAATTAGACGATAAATGTGCTTAGTTGAGCGATCACGACATTGGAAGCTCCTATATTCCAATCTTGCTGAGCGTAAGGCTTCAGTCGTCGACTATGAGTCGGATCAATCTGCATCAGAGCATTATCCTCTCTGAACACCCCCTCAATTTCGTCATGAACATGATTAAAATAATGATCCTTATCACAAATCATCACCCCCCTTTCCTCTCGGGAAATCAAGTCATCATTGTACCATCGGTCTAAACACCGTGTGGCGGCCACATCCAACGTGAAATAACCAATATTCTCTCCGACGGGCGCGGTAACTCCCGGATAATCGCGTGCGGCTGGAATTACGGATGAGTTTGCAATTACTGGAGTCTGCCTAACTGCCTGTCTAATGCTGCTTAGTGCTGTGACAAATAACAACTCCGCACAAGCATGCCAATCAGGTGACCTCACTCCAAAATAACCGGCGTGACGAATGGTGGGCGTGACGCGCTGGCCTACATGATTGAACTGTAACGTCCATGCTTCCAAGCCCGTTCCACGTTGTTTCGTCTGGAAGTAAAATCCATGCATCGTTCGATTTTGGTGCACCACTCCAATATATGACATCATAAAAATTGCTATAAGAGCTTTAATGTTGTCGTCATAACTGGTGTCTCTGGTTATTGGTAAGTTTCCAACGGATTGAATCAATCTGAACGCTATGTCACGAAAATCATGACCAATCATTGAGGTTAACCACACCGAAACCTGTCCGGCGGTAATTAAGGGATCAGTCTCAATGAAAAACACGGGGCCATAAATACTCATATTCAGCAATGATAATCGATATATCTGCGGATAAATGGCCATCAGCTCATGACGTCTGTTCGACCAACGCATGTAATCAAGCAAGTCTAACCACTGACCTGGATTTGGGACAACCTCAACGTAAGTTGGATCAGGAGGTCTAACGACAAGCTGGCGTAAATCCGGACCGTCCCACACGGTGTTAAGGAAGAAATGATCTCTCCAAGATTCTCTGGCGGCGAGTGCTGTAGTAATAAAACCAGTATAGGTCAATGACATCTGATACCATACAGATCCAGGAAACGGCCATTCTTGGGTTTTTATACGAGATTGCAATGTAGGTAGATAATTTATAAAGTTCGAGGATTGCCACAAAGCATTTGACGACGTTAAGAGTTTTCCCAGTGACTTTTCTGACAACGGCACACGAGGATCGCCCCATTGTGTTGTAAAGAAGGGGAAAATGGCACGTGCCATACTGATTTTGACC